CCCGCCATGTTGGCGGGGTCCCGGTAGGCGAAAGTCTACTTGATCCTTTGGTCACCCGAGCGACACTATTTCCGGTAGGGTAGGTTCCATGCCAGCACGCGATCGTAGTAGGAACTTGAGGCAGACCATTACAGGGAGCGGTTTTGACTCCCTGGGTTCGCCTCAACTCCAATTCTACAGCGTGGAGCAAGGTCCTATTCAGGAATGTCACGACTTCGTTGGCAATCGTAACGGAGCCAATGGCTTCGATATGAGAGAAAACGATCGTGAATTCCCGTACTTTCACGGAACTTGGATAGTCGGTGGTCAGATCCGAATCAAATTGGATCGACTTCCCGCCTATTCAATGAATCCGGAGGCACCCGACCCGTTGACGATGTATGGGACCATTGGTCCGGATACATTGAATCAACTGGCCTGGAAAGTCCTCGCCGACACCAATCCGAACAAGCCAGACGTAAGTCTGCCTACGTTCATTGGTGAGCTGAAAGACCTGCCTTCTCTCGTCAAAGACTGGGGCGGCGACCTTCTTAAGAAGGTAGCGAAAGGACACTTGTCCTGGCGCTGGGCCGTTAAGCCGATGATGGGAGACATCCGTAAGTTGTGCGATTTCTCCGAGAACATCGAAAGACGTTATCGTGAACTCGAACACCTGAGGGATGGAAACGGACTCAAGAGAAGAGTAGGGTTAGGCAGCGATCACCAGGTAAGTTCGTGGACATCGCCTTCAGCGATAAACTCGAACTATATCACGGTGAACGCAAGGAGCAGAGTCACACATCAGATGAAGATGTGGGGCACAGTGTGCTACAAAGTAGCACCTGGATTCACGATCCCAAGGTCTTATTCGCCAGAGTTGTTAAACCTGGCGCGTAGACTAACTTATGGGATCACGAGTCATGAGCTCCTCGCTACTGCATGGGAATTAACCCCATGGAGCTGGTTTGCGGATTGGTTTTTGAACATTGGCAATTCTATTGCCGCGTCCAATAATACCGTTCCGCTCGTCAGAACCCGGCCCTGTGTGATGCGATCTCTTTCTGCTGAGAAAGAGTTCGAGATCACAAACTTACCGACGCCGCTGTTCAGTTATACTGGACGGCCGCATGGTAAGAGGACCAGGAAGGAGCGATACGTTGTCGCTCCCACCTTGCCTTTCTCTCTGTCGCTACCCCTGTTTGACGGGGGCAAATGGTCGGTCCTGGCATCGCTTGCAGCCTTGAGGCGCAAGTAAGCGCCTCGACTACAATCTTTGTCAGGAGGTTCCTATGGCTCTTTCTGCTGCGACGATCTCGTTCGCGTCAAAGACGCTGAACAAGATCAACAGTCCCCAGTACGCCTCTGAATACTTATTCAGGGACGCCACCGAGGAGTACCGTGTCAAGATTCGGCATTCACAAACGAATGCTGGTTTTGATCGGCACAACGTCGAAGCCACGCACACTGTGTGGGGCTCTGGCGGAAACCCGGACACCGTTCGGAAGTCGTATGTGGTTATCGAAGTGAAACCCACAGACGACACTGTGGCACTTACGGCGGCGCTCGCAACTTTTTTGACTGCGAGTACCAACGATGTGCTTACAGAACTGAACGACTGGGAAGTTTAGACGATCGTGAAAATGATCTTCTAAACGCTCTGAAAGATCTAGTCGACCTTTCAGAATTCCGAGTGGACTGAAGTCGCTGCGGACGTGCCGCGTGGGACATTTCAAACTCTGATAAGGAGCTTGTATGTCTAATCGCCACGTTCGGGAACTACTTGAAGTTGTCCATTGCATCTTCCAAGATGCCGTGTACAACTTCCCGACGCTCGCGGGTGAGTTCATCAAAGATGAAATTCGCCTGCGTCGTCTCGTCGAATCGCGCGGCATCAACGCCCTTTGCGTTGATCTCGTGCGTGTCGGCAAGCACCTTGATCGGTGTCTTGCTGACGGTGAGTACAAACTCTCTGGACTACCGGGCACCGCCCGGTACTCAGAGAGAGTAGTGATCCCGAAGTTTCTTCGGGGACTCTACTTACTCGTCTTTCACGAGACCGGCCGTCTGAAGGAGGACTATGACATTCAGGCTGTTTTCTTCCTACGTCAAATACTGTACGTAGCGAAGCGAACGTCTGTCGCTTGTAGCGATGACAAAGTCGAGAAAGAACTTCTCGAATTTGTCAATGTCGACAGCGCTTTGCCAGAACCTGATCGGTTCTGGTCCGGCGGAAACGCGCCCGAAAACAGTATCTCGGAGACCTACAATGGATTTTGTAGATCATCGCTTTACCGTTCCAGGGTTCGTCTTATGCCTACGCGTGAGCGTAGTCAACTGTCAGTCTTCCTGGCAAACCTCGACATCGTGTCGAGTCTTGTCACTTCCGCGCTCGGATCTTATGATCCGAATCGTTGGAAGTTCAGACACGGACCAGGAGCTATTTCAGAGACCGTTGGTCCTTCCAACAAGTATTGTTGGAAAGACTGGCCGGATCGTCTGGAATCCGAGTTCCCAATTGCCGACTATGGTTTCCATAGTTTTAGCAGTTGGGCACGCAACAGTCACACTCTCGAGGGTTCAGGTTCGCAAGAGCCTTATTCTCGAATGGTGGCTGTACCGAAGTCCTACACACGACCGAGGCTCATCGCCGCGGAACCGTGTGCGCATCAGTGGTGCCAGCAAAATATGTGGCACTACTTTGCAAGACGGACGCAGGGATCCTGGATATCTGGCTTTGTTCGCTTTCGCGATCAACGCCTTAACCAGGACCTGTGCCGTACTGGGGCTACCGGTGGTGCGCTTGCTACAGTCGATTTATCGGCTGCTAGCGATCGCGTTACTTGCCATGCCGTCGG